CTAGCTTGTCCATCGGTACGGTCTTCCCACGAAGGTTCCAGATATCAATGTTACTGATGTTTTGTGGTGGCAATCCCATCGCTTGATAAACATCACGGAAACGATGTAAAGCAGATGGACGGTCTAATTCCAGATTGACGTATAGCACACGTCCTTGGGTACAATTCCAGCCGAGCCAATTCTTCCCCTCTGCGATTGCAATCGACATCTCGATTAATGCGAATGACTTGCCGGCCTTAGACGGTCCAGCAATCAGCATCTTGTGACCTTGACGAAGCACGCCTTTAATCAGCTCAGGCGCCAATTCTGGCAAATTATCCCAACTATCGGCCAATCCTTCAGGATCAGGTAAATCATCGTTCAAATCTTCAATGTATTGATACCATTCATCCCAATCGATCTTACCAATATTCGTATCTACCAAGAATTGCTTCTGTCCATTACGAATGAACCCAGGCATACGAGATAGTCTACTTGGATTTCGATTCTGTGTATCGACGATAATGCCGTTCTTTTGACAAATCTTATAAAGATAATCAACCCTATTACGGTATTCTTCGTAATTCTTGGCATCTACTTTGACAATGGCATGTAGTGACTTGTTTCCGCTATGAACCAAGGCAACAATCGGTAATTCAAGTTCTTTGTATATGGCGTTCTGTTTATCGATTGGCATACTGTCGGATTCGACCAGGGCATATCTGAAATCTGTCACGTTTTCATTTTTTGCACCTTTACCGTCCATTGGATTGAATCGAACCCATGCACCAGCTTCTTCGTGATAATCACCTAGCACTGCACCAATATCGCCATTACATCTACTAAGTTCTTCAATCAATTGCCCAGCAGTCCGGTCATAAGCTCCCTTAGTTGGCAGCCATTTGACAATCTCGCCTGTTTCATCGTCTGTCTTGGGATAACACTCAGTAACGTACCCAACATTTTCGCTAGCTTCAAAGAGCGTTTCAAGGTATTTGATGATCTCCTGAACCGGATTCCAAATAGTTGGCTCATGGATTTCCTTACCTTCAATCCAGTCTTTATCAATGACACGATAATCACGATCTATTGTATCGGTCCAGCCTAACTCATGCGCGTTCTCGCTATCGTAGCTGGATTGCGACACCCAGCCATTTTCTTTAGCAAGTTGGGTAATCGTCGCACCCGTCACGATAGTTCCTGCTTCTTCGTTGAAAGTATCCCATTTCTTGAAGCACTCAAATTTCTTGTATCGACTATCATTTTGTGACCAATTATCCCAGTCGGATGCTGTATATCCTTCATGTTTAAGAGCCATACCGACATTGACCCACGTCTGATAATCTACCGTGGCAGGATTGATGTAATCCAGCAACGGCAACAAATTAAAATCATTCTCTGCCACTATCTCCTCCTTCTTAATTTAGTACATATTCAGCTGGTCGTACGCTTGTCGGAACTCTCCAACCATTAGCCGCTATGCGATTAATCATATTTCTAGCTTCTTCGAATGGCCACATTCCCACACCTTTGAAACCGTATCTTTCGAGTAATCTGATTTGCTTAGGTGTTGTTAAGCCTTCTTGTTGTCTTTTATTAAGTCTATCTAGTAATAGATTCGCTTTACCTGCGTTTCCAATCTCATCAGTAAAGATACCGTATTTTTCAAGCGCTTGAATTTGCTTATCACTAGCAGGTGCCATCTCCCACCCGAAGTTAGGCACGTAATTCGACAAGTCTTCAGCATGGATAGACATTTCAAATTGCAACGGATCTACTAGTTTGCGTTTACGCTTGCGCATTTCTTCCAATTGTTTGGCCAATGCTTCTTCACGTTGAGCTACTACGTCTTCTGCTGCCTTGACTTCCATATCTTCGAGGTCAAGCATGACACCAGTTTGCTCTTCCATGTTCTCAACCATTTTCTGAGCAACTTCTGGGGTCTCACAGATTAAATGAGCTGGACGACATAGCTCGTGGCGTTCCGTATGCCAGAGGAAGTCGAGCAAGAGCAGTTCTTCTTTGCCTGGATGCAAGCGTGTACCACGCCCCACCATCTGGCTATACAAAGCACGCACTTTAGTAGGTCTTAGCACTACCACGCAATCCACTGAAGGGCAATCCCACCCTTCGGTTAATAACATCGAATTACAAAGCACGTTGTAACGGTCTTTCTCAAAGTCTTCTAAGATTTCTGCACGATCCTTGGACTCTCCATTGACCTCAGCAGCACGAAATCCTTTTGCGTTTAGGATATCGCGAAACTTCTGCGAGGTCTTTACCAAAGGCAAGAATACGACTGTCTTGCGGTCAGCACATTGCTTGACCATTTCGTCCGCTATCTGTTCTAGGTATGGATCTAATGCCGTTCCGACATCGCTCGCTTTGAAATCGCCTGCCGACATGCTGACATTTGATAAATCCAAACTTAGCGGAATTGTCAAAGCCTTGATTTTAGATAAGTAGCCTTCTTTGATAGCTTGTACCAACGAATATTCATAAGCAAGGCTATCGAAGTAGGAGCCAAGGTTTTTCATATCTCCGCGATCTGGGGTCGCTGTTACCCCGAGGACGTCAGACTGCTCGAAGTAGCCAAGGACACGCTGATAACCATCTGAAATAGCGTGATGTGCTTCATCAACGACAATCGTATCGAACCAATCAGGAGGGAATTGACTAAGTCGCTTCTCTCTCTGCATGGTCTGAACTGAGCCAACGACTACTCGATACCAAGAACCAATAGAAGTATTCTCTGCTTTCTCTAAAGCCGTACCAAGTCCTGTTGCAGTCTTGAGCTTATCGCTAGCCTGCTCCAAAAGCTCTGACCTATGAGCAAGGACAAGCACACGCTTGCCCTCTCTCACTTGGTCTTCAATGATTTTTGAAAACACAATCGTCTTTCCGCATCCTGTTGGCAATACTAAGAGCGTGCGCTTGCGACCTTTAGCCCATTCAGCTTGAACAGCCTCCCGTGCTTCCTGTTGATAAGGTCTTAATTGCATCCCTTACCTCCTAGAATTGCCCAGCTTGGTATCCAGCTTGTCCTTGCGGTTGTTGCGCAAAATTCGGTTGCTGTGGTTGCTGGTAGCTTACTTGCGTAGCTTGCCCTGGTTGTTGGTTCAATACTTTTGTGTAATCCACATCTTCAGGGTAGAGCATAGATTTGACTTCGTTATAATTATTTTCCTTGTACTGTCGAGTTCCGACTTTACATACACCAGTTGCACCGATGATGGTGTTCCAGTTCATGCGAAGTGGTTCGCCTTTTTTCTTTTGGCCAATTGCAGCAAAGAAAGCAGACAGCATTCCTTCAGTTGAGCTGTGCAGGAATAAATTGTGACGCAATTCGGTTTCGCCTTCATTAGCTACAATCTTAATGCTGACGATAGCCTTGTTACACGCTGGCAATTTTCCGGGATTTTGTGTATTTGGCGTGTGGCGTGTGCGTTCCATACCGATTACTGTAAAGTGGTATAAACCATCAGGTAGTAGGACGTATTCCGAGTCTTTTTCAATCGTATCTTCCCATCCAAATTCGCGTTCAAAGTTGTTGTATTGTTGTGTCATGTTGTTTTTCCTCTATTTTCTAAAATTTTGATTATACTTTGCTATGATTTCTAATTCCCAAAATCTACACCGTAAAGGGTAATTCTGGTTCTTTTCTAACTTGATTTTCAATAACTTCCACCGTTGCTTGCCAATGAGCGACAATCATATCCCAGTAGTCAGTCGGGAAACTTTCAATAGGAGTCCCTAGTGGAAAATGTCCGCGAATGTAAGCGACTTTTTGAAGTTCTTCTTCTGTCACGTTTCCTTGCGCCATGAGGTCTGTCAAACTCTTTGGCAAATTCGTGTGATACTGCGCAGTCGTTGCCTGTGGTGTGCTAGGAGCTTCATTTTGTGGTTTCTCAGCTACCTGTGACATATCAAGTGACAATTCCTCTTGGACTTGCTCAGGGGTTTGCTGTGTGGCCTGCTGAGGTTCTGGAGTGACTGTCTGAGGTTGTGGCGGAATAGATTGCGTTTGTTGACTCGCAAAGATATGAGCGATTCCAGCGTAATGAAATGGCATTTCATCAGGTAATCCATGTCGATTCTTGGCATCCCACGCTGGGCGATGATTGGTATACATCACGCGCTCACCACCCTGGGCTTTTTTCTTGCCATTATCAGTCGTCATGACCAAGGTCTTGTAATTGGCGAATAAAACCATGTCTGCCCATTCTTTTACGAGTGGAGCAGTCTTAGAGCCTGTCTTTTGGCCAAGTTTCAATTCGTATCGGTCGTAAGAACCCATCTCGTCCGGCTGTTCAAACTTCTTGATTTGAGCGTGTGCAGTCAATACCACGTTGATCCCCATATCAACCAAATCAGACAAGCTATTCAAGAAACGTCCCATTTCTTCTTGGACATAGGTGTAGCCTTTGCCCCAGCCAAAATCCTCAATTCCTTGCTTACCATGTTGCGAACAGATGTAATTAACTGCCAAAGCTTCAGCCCAGTCGATTGTGTCGATAACGAGTGTCCCACACTCAGTCGGATTTGCCTTAATAAAAGCAATCTCATTGATGAGCATGGTCCAGCTGGTTGGCTTGTCGAGTCGTGCCACATCCATGTTATCTGTCGAACCTTCCGTGTCGATGAAGACCGCATTTGGAAATTCAGCAGCAAACGTGGACTTACCAAGTCCTTCAGGACCGTAGATAACTACTTTTTGAGCTCGCGCCCGTTTTCCTCTTGTAATTTGCATTATTCACCTCCAAAAATCCCTTCTACCAAGGAGCGTAAAAATTTTTCTTTATTGATATCATCAACATTCTGAAGCGGTTCGTTAGGTTCTTTTCCTTCTAATGTTTCAATTAAGAATTCAGCTTTTACACGAATTAACTCGGCTTCAAAAATACGAGCCATTCCTTTGTAAATATTTTCTTCTTTAATCAAGTAGTCTTCTGGAATAATCAAAGCATCGTTTACACATTCTACCCAGCTCGATTCATAAGCTAGACGACCTGTCCGATTTTTATAATCTGATAAAAAATATCCTGTTTTTTTGTCACGTAATACGATAAAAGTTTTTTGTTGTTTCATGATTGTTCTCCTTTAATTTTTAAAATCCACCTTGCCATGTTTTGGGTGCTTGTACCACCTCTGGCTTTACACTATACCCATCTTCAATCAGGATGCTACATTCATCTCCTGTTGATACCCGTGTCGCGATCGCTTGCAATCCTTCCTGCTCAAGCCACGCGCCAAATTCCTGCAAAGTCAGCTGATCCATTTGTTCCAGTTTGTCAATCAACACAAAGCCACATTCTGGCTTCAATTTACGCACGATTGCAGTCGCAACTTGCAGCTGCTGACTACCAGACATGTTATCCCAGCGCTGTCCAAGGTAGAGCAATTCGCCATCATCCACGGACAAACCAGGTAACGGTAAATCTGCATTAGTAAGCAGGTCTGTTTTCTGCTTGCGGATGTCAGCAATCACATTATCAAGTTCCTTATACTGTTCACGATAACCCTTGGCATCTTCTTCGGCTTTATCCTTGTCCAGATTAGCACGCACTTTACGATTGATTTCGTCAATCTCTGCAATGTTGCTTTCGATTTCTTCAGTCGATTCATCGAGAAGGTCCATGGCATCGGTATTCGCGATAGCCAAGTCTTGAGCTAACTGACTTTCTTTTGATTTTGCGTCAGCCAGCAATTGTTCCAGCCGTTCAACCTCTGCAGTTGCTGAGTCGTGTTGATTTCGGATAGCTACTAAATTCTGGCGCTTACGGGCATTCTCGCCATTCTTAGCAAGGATGGCTTGCTGTTGTTGGATAAGTTCAGAGATAGAGACCAGCTCTTTCGGTGCCTCTGGATAGTAAGGTTGTTCTTTTGCAAACTTCTCCTTTTGGTCAGCAATCACACCGATTGCGTGGCGCTCGTCATACTTGGCTTTTTCCTGCATTTCAAGTTCAACCAACTGCGGACCGACTCCGATGATTTGTAGCAGAGTTTTCGCTTTCTCTTTGCTGGTTTGTTCCATGAATTTTGGCAAGTTGATGGCCAGCTCTTCCACGAAGCTATCAAGCAAGTTTTGACCAGCCTTGTTACCACTCGGGTCAATCACTTTGAGAGTGCTGTTCTTTCCGCTACGTTCCACAATTAGACCGTTTGATAGCGTGATTTTAAGACTAGGCGGGATTGTACTTCCTTCGCGCTGGGCTTGGCTAGGTTTGTACTTGTTGCCTCCTAACACCCAAGCAATCGCATCTAGTACGCTTGTTTTCCCCTGATTGTTATTTCCACCTACGATTGTCAATCCAGTCGCTGATGGCTCTAATTTGACCGCTTTAACACGTTTGACGTTTTCGATTTCTAGTTTATTAATCGTTACCATCTTTTTCTCCTCCGACTCTTAAAGATTTGACAGGTATTTGAATCTCTTCAACTTCCGCATATTCAAGAGCAAAATCAAGTAGCTGGTTTAAAACGTCAATCAATTTCATATCACACTCATCCGCAAGGTCTATAATACGCTCATAGTGTTCGCGAGCTACTCTGATACGTGGTGTTGGTTCTTGTGTTCCTTTGGTTTTATATTTTCTGTTCATTATTTTCTCCTTAGTTTTAATTGGAAATTCTCTGCTTCTAATCTCTTTCTTAAAGATTGTTCCTGTTGCAATCGTTTCTTGAGATCATCAATTTCATGTTGCATATGTGCCATCATTTCTAGGTCACGCATTTTCTCTCTACGCTTACAACTGGATAAATCCCACGCTTGTCTATCCCATACGATTTGCATATCGTACTCTCCTTGGCTCTGGTAATGCCAGAGGTTCCGGGCGCAAGCCTACAGGCGGTTCGTTGTCGTAGGTAAAACCAGGAAATGGACGACGGATATTCTTGCGAATTTCTTGCCATTTGTCATCTCTACCACGTTCGAATGCGTGATTGTAGCCTTGGATAATCATAGACGCAAATTCTTGCTCTTCTCGTATTTCTTCTTCCTTGCGTTGTTCCTGCAATTTGATATGACGGCAAGCCCCTGCAAATCCAATCAGCAAGGCTCCAACCCCCATTAGCTGGTTTAAAATCGGTGGTTCAAACATTTTTATCTCCTTATGCTCTTAATTTTCGTACTTCTTTTTCTAACTCTAAAATCTCATAAACATCATTGATATCGTACATAATATCTTTCCCTTGCTTACGAAATTTCAATCCTTTACGTTCTAACTTCTTAATATAGGCATGAGTGAAGCCAAACTTCTTCATCAAAGCCTGTTGATTGATTGGCATGCGATCATTCTCTAACTGCTCCTTGACCTGCTTTTCAGCAAAGGCCAATAATTGATTCGTGAACAATTCAGCACTTTCGCCATCCAATCGTAATTGTAACGTTATACCTTCCATTTCCTACATCCTCTCAACTATGCGGGCAAGCATTTTTGTGATATAATTGTCTAAATTGTTTTAGTAAGCGCCTGACTCCTGTTAGGTGCTTTTTTGGTTTAAAAAGTTTTACTTTCCATCGCCCTGAGTTCTATCTCATGGCTGACTTGTTTCAATAGCTTCTCACACGCTATTTTTGCTTCTCTGTACGTTGTAGATTCGCTGATGAAGTAATCAGCAAGTTTGATGATTTTGTCTTCCATTCAACCTCCTATATCAGTC